AGGCACAAGGTGCTGATTATGCAGCAATGGGTTATACCTATGGCCAGACATTGGAGAAGGCTGGAGTAGTAAAGACTTCACTTAACGACTACCAGAAACTTCTCGAGATGCGTACTGGCGGTACGGTCAAGAAAGAAGATGCCCAGTCATCGCTACAGAAGTCAATCTTCGAAAGCAATGCTGCTGAACAGCAGAAGATTAATCTCCTTACACAGGAGGAGCAGAACCGCTTTATGGCGCGTTCTGGATATCTTCGCTCACAGAATAGAAGCCGCGACTTCTAATTAGAATCCTGAACGGACCTATCGGCCCCGTCAGCGTACAAGACCGAGAGTAGGAGCCAGCATATCCCCCCAGATATGTGATGTGGCCTGCGAACTAACATATAGAGAAGGGTGGTTGCTATGAGCAACAATTACTGGGATGAAGATGAAGATGACCTCGATGTGGAAACACAGGCAGGCGACGGCAGCAATCTGCTAAAGCAGTTGCGCAAAGCCAAGCGGGCTGACGAGAAGCGTATCAAGGAACTCACCGAGCAACTTGAAGGCTACTCAAAGATTCAGCGCGAGAACACCATCAAATCTGTCCTAGAAAAGAAGGGTGTCAATCCAAAGGCAACACGTTTGATTCTCAAGGACTTGGACGATATTAGCGAAGAGACAGTTACAAACTGGCTTGACGATAATGCGGACTTGTTTGGAATCAATGTGCCAGATGGAGCACCTGCAGAATCTAAGATGGACCTAGCGGCACTTCGCCAGCAGGACATCTTAACTCAAGGTGCACTAACACCTGACCGAGCAGAAGATATTAATATGCGACTTGACTCCGCGCAAAGTGAAGAAGACATTATTAATCTTATCTACTCGCAACGCAATTCATAGTTTCTAACTACAAAAGGAAAATTACCTAAATGGCAAACGCATACGTATCCACAGGCTCGTCATCACTTGGCGGCACAATGGGTTCTGCTGGTTTAGTCCAGAAGGCATATGACCGACTTCTCGAGTTCGCTCTTCGTTCAGAGCCACTCATTCGCTCAGTCGCCGACAAGACACCAACAAACCAGACTATCCCAGGTTCAACAGTAGTGCTACAGCGCTACGTAGACCTTACTGCAGCAACATCAGCACTCACAGAAGATGTTGACCCAGATGCAGTAGCAATGTCTACACCAACATCTGTGACAATCACACTCAATGAGTACGGTAACTCAGTTCTCGTAACTCGTGCACTTGAGTTGTTCTCACTCGCAGATGTAGACCCAGCAATTGCAAACATCATTGCATTCAACCTTGCAGATTCTATCGACCAGGTTGCAATGACAACACTCCGTGGTGGCTCAAACGTCATCTACGCAGGCGCAACTGCTACATCTACAGCAACAGTTACAGCAGCAGCAACACTTTCATCTGCAAACATCCGCAAGGCTGTTGCAAAGTTGCGTGCTAACAAGGCTGTTGCTCGTAAGGGTTCACTCTACTGGGCTGGTATCCACCCAGAAGTTTCACATGACCTCCGCGCTGAGACAGGTTCAGCAGGATGGCTTCTCCCTAACCAGTATGGTTCTTCACAGGACCGCATCTGGGCAGGAGAGATTGGTACATACGAAGGTGCATACTTCGTAGAGTCACCACGTCTCTACAACGCAACAGACGGCGCAGCGTCTGCAAAGGTCTACCGCACAATCATTGCTGGAAAGCAAGCGATGGCGCAGGCAGTTGCAGAAGAGCCACATGTTGTCATCGGACCAGTCGTTGACAAGTTGATGCGTCACCGCCCAATGGGTTGGTACGGCGTACTCGGCTTTGCACGCTACCGTGAAGAGGCTCTCTACCGCATTGAGTCAGGTTCATCAATCGCCTAATTGATTGACGGGTGGGGCTAGGGGAAACTCTAGCCCTATCAGTAAGTTCATTAAGGAGAACAATGGCAAACTGGAAGTTCAGAACACCCACAGTAGAAGAGGGACCAGCAGGCGGACATCGCTTGTTCCAGTTTCGTACTCTAACACGTGGCATCACTATCGTTAAGATAGATGGTGAGTATTACCAAGTACGCTATCCATCGCAAGATGAACTCGATACCTATGAGGAAGTCTACATGGGTGGACATGAGCATATCGTCGATGATGCGACAAAGGCTGCTTTGATTGCAGACGATATCGATGTGACAGAGGACAACTTCACAGCAATATAGGGGACAATATGAAATGTAGTCATCTTAGCCGAGTTAAGGAATGGGGCTTTACCCCAGACCACGACTTCGTGGCAACGATGTTTGACTGCGTCTTATGTGGTGAGGAATCGCCTGTACCATTTGCTCGAGACGAGCAGATTGACATAGACCACACCAACTGCGACGATGATTGCTTTGGCTGCAAGGCCAGAGGCTTACAACTTAATACTGGAGATGCTAAGAGAGACATACCAGACAAGGTCTGGACCAATGAACTCAAGGCATACAAAGATGCTAGAGCGCAAGGCATTCAACCAGCGGGTACAACTCGTGCCCACATTGAACAAGCCTATGCGGCGTCTGAGACATTGGGTAAAGCGTATGACGCTGACACTATGCCGAAGGCAAAAGATATCAGTAAAGAATCCGTAGCAGTAATGAAAGAGATTGGTCAAATATAATGTCAGTTAAAGGTGAGAAGTACAAGTCTCCAGCAGCAAAGAAGAAGCACGAAAAGACTGAAAGCCGTAAGGAAATGCTTATGGAATATGGCAAGGTCAAGAAGGTTGTCGCTAAGAAGCCTGCACGAAAGATGGTGAAGAAGTAATGTCAATGGATAAGAACAAGAAGCCAAAGCCAGGCGCTACTCGAGTTTCACCGCTCAATACCCACCTTCGTGACATGCAGCGTGAAGCAGCAAAGCGTGCACAGGCAGACAAGGTCTGGAAGACACTCCAGCGCGAGTCCGCTAACAACGACGGACGAAATACAATTTAATGGACGCACGGCTTAAAAGGGCTGGTGTCTCTGGCTTTAATAAGCCTAAGCGCACACCCAACCACCCAAAGAAGTCACACATTGTTGTGGCTAAGGTTGGAGATAAAGTAAAGACTATTCGCTTTGGTCAGCAAGGCGTATCAGGTTCACCTAAGAAGGCTGGTGAATCTGCTTCATATGCAGCACGTCGCAAATCTTTTAAAGCGCGTCATGCAAGTAATATCGCTAAAGGAAAAATGAGTGCCGCATATTGGGCAGATAAGGTGAAATGGTAATGGCAACAGATAAGAGTTTTTATAACAAGAAGATTAAGGTGTCACAGTCTACAATTGATGACATCAAGAAGATGGGTATGACCAAGGCGCTTAAACTTGCTGGTCAGAACGCAAAGGCATCACAGGGTGGCCTAGTCAAGGAATACCAGGAAGCAACCAAGCGTTTGTATGGTGAGAAGCGTTTCAATGCTGCAACAGGTGGAGCCGCTTCAAGCAAGCCTAAGTACACATCTCCAGACGCTGCGAAGGCGGGCAACAAGCCAGCCAAGTACAAGTCTCCAGATGCAGCGAAGGCTGCTAACAAGCCAGCGGCTACTAAGGCTTCTGCAAAGAAGTCTAGCGGTATCGGTGGAACCCTCAAGAAGATTGCAACAGATACTGTCAAGGGTACCGTAAAGGATGTTATGACATTCGGTGCTGGCGCTGGAAGCGTTGCTGCTGGACTCGGAGCAAAGGCTGCAGTTAAGGCTGGAGCATACGCTGCAAAGAAGGGCATTCTTTCTAAAAGTGGCCAGATTGCTGCTAAGGCAGGAAAGCCTGTATCTCAGTCACAGTACGATGCAATGGTATCAAACGCAAGCAAGATTTCAAAGGCAGCAGCAGCAAAGGCTGCAGCAAAGAAGGCTACGGCTGGTACAGCAAAGAAGGCTGTTGCAACCAAGACTGCAGCGAAGAAGGTTGCTAGCAACACATCTGCAAAACTTCGTTCAGCGGATGAGGCTCGTATGGCAGCAATGCGTACACCAGCCAAGAAGGCACCAGTCAAGAAGACTCCACCAAAGAAGAAGTAAACAAACAAGGGACAGGGACAAATGCAAGAAACAGTAGCAGTCGCTTGGTGCGACAACGGTATGGTAGATGGCAAGTTCACACAAGGAATGGTGGACGTGCTTCTCCATTCTGGTATTAAGTTTGAGACATCTCTTCGCAGTCAGGGCAACCAGATTGGCCGACAGCGTGAGACGATTATCAAATACTGGTATGAGGAAAACAAGTCCGACTGGTTGCTGTGGCTAGACTCCGATGTGGTTGTTAGCCCAGAGAAATTTAAACTGCTCTGGGATAACAAAGACAAAGACGACCGCCCAATCGTGTGTGGAACATACTTCACAACCGATACCCCAGAAGAGCCTCTCATGATTCCAATGCCAACTATCTTTGAGTTTGCAGATGGCGAAGACATGGTTGGCATCAAGCGTATCCACCCAATGCCTGAGAATACATTTATGCAGATTGGTGCCGCTGGTATGGGGTTTGTGTTGATGCACCGCAACGCGATTACTAAGATTCTAGAAGCAGTACCTGGAGCACCTATCTTTACCGAGGTAGGAGTAGGCAAACAGTTCATGGGTGAAGATATCTACTTCTTCGCTCTCTGCGACAAGGCCGAAGTTCCAGTATGGTGCCACACAGGTGCAGTCGTTCCACATATGAAGCGATTCTCTTTTGATGAGCACTACTATAAAGCATTCTTCGGTGGCAATCAGGCTAAGAAGTCTAACCTCATTGTACCAGAGAAAACAGGATTAATTACTCCGAAAGGTTAAAGATGGCACTAGGTAAAGCAGGAAGTAGCCTTGCAGCAGAGTTGAACAGGCTCGCTGGGACAACGGGCTTGGATGAGCAGGGCGCTGCTAATGCCTGGGCTGGAACAACTGGATTGGCTACTGTCGGTGCCTTGAACATTAAAGCAAGTGGAACTCGCACTCGTGACAAGTTCAAGGACATCGATGGTATCTGTAATGAACTTGCAGGAACTACTGGTCTTGCAGCACCTGCTGCGTTAAGGAGCATCAACGCGTAATGACAACTACACTCAGTAATATTATCGATGAGGTGCTCATCAATCTTTCTGGTTACACATTCCAGCAAGACCGTGCTACGCACCTTACCTCAGCAGTAACTACAACTACATCTACCAGTGCATCTCCGCTTATCCTCAACCTTGGGTCTACCGACTCAGTAGGTAAGGGTATCATTGAGATTGACGAAGAGTTGATGTGGGTTGATTCCTTTGACCGTGTCGCTAATACAGCAACTGTCTCACCATATGGACGTGGGTACCTCGGTACTACACCAGCAACTCACACTGCAGACACTAAGGTTACTATCTCCCCAACCTTCCCACGATTTGCTGTTAAGCGAGCAATCAACGATACTATTCGTTCACTAGGTTCTGCAATCTTTGCAGTGAAGACAACTACATTTACATTCAATGCAGCGGTGACGACATATGCGTTTACTGACCTTAATATCA